CATGGAGACATCTACGAAATCTTCGCCATTCGTAAAGGAGACAAATACGAAATCGAATTCGATAGAGATATCTTTTCAGTTAGTCTTGAGGATGCCATCGCAATGTCTGAAATCTATTACAATACGGAAGACATCATTGCAATCCGTTACTATGTATCAACCATTACTAACAAATAAACAACACCAACATGACAACATTCGGCATCATTTGTATCGCACTAATCGTAATCACGGCCACATGGTCAATCATTGATTCTATCTCTAACAACTCTAAAAACTAAAACTATGAACAACCAAATCTCTGAATTCTATTGGAATGCTAACAAAAGCAATTGCATTGCTGTCCTTAACTATGAACTACAAGGTAGTGCAATTGCCAAGGATAACACATGGCACAATGATGCTTGCCCATCTGCATCGGTTTCAATGATTAACTCATCTGATGTCTATGAAGTATTCTTCCCATCATGTGCCTTTGATAGAGACATGACATCTCTTGACAAATTTCATATCTTCAGTTTTGCTGATGGCGAAGAAGAGCCAATCGGTTCTTGTGATACCATTGGTGAAGTTATCACTTTCTTTCAATCTATAATCTGAGACCCAACCATCATCAACTAAACAAATAAAACCATGAACAACAACCTTAAATTCGTTATGCCTTTCCTTTTCGCTCTGTTAGGCACATTCACATTCATCTATGCCTTATTCACTTGCCAATTCGATGTCGCATTACCATCAATGATATTCGCATCTTTTTGGTGTATCCTTTTAACTAAAATCAAATAAAAATCATGAACTACAAAGTTGAACTTCAGAACGGCATGACATTCGTTTGCAATCAAATCGAATCAGCAAAATACAATCAGAATACTTATGCCATCACCATTGGCGAAGTTGTTACATTCATTGCCGTATCAGATGTGCGATGGATTGACCCAACCTTTGCACCTACAGAAATCCAAATCGACAGAAACCAAGCCAATAGAACGGCAACAATTGTTGCTGTATGGAATGACAAAATGTTAGTGAGATATCAGATGCCCAAAGGCAAAGTATTCCACAACTACCTTTACCCAAATAACACATACAAATCAGTAAAACTATGAGCCAAATCACAGAAACCCAACTCCATGCCATTGCCATCAGAGTAATGGATTCCATCGACCCATCCAAGGAATTGTCTTTGGATGATTTCATCACCGATGTCCCAATGAACGAAGAACAACTACAACTTTGCCATTCACTCATCTCAGTTTTTATGAATCATGATTTTACCTACATTGGTCATGGTAGCAAATGGATGGCCATGGTAGACATGAGCATTACAATTGGGTCTCATACACGAAATCCAAATGGCACTTCCTTGCATATCCCCTTTGGCACTATTCTCAAATGGGAAGATGATGCACCTAATGGTAATGTTTGGTTCAATACCACCATCGATGGCGAAAATTACAGAGGTAAGATTGAGAGCGGACGCATTACCAACCTTATCAGAAGAGGTAGTATTGCCATGGTTCAGAATGGTTCAACCCTCATCTATGGTAATCCGTATTTACAAAAACTTTTAGCCGATTAAATCTGAGACCCAAAATGAAAACTTTCGAAATCAAAACAATAGACGGGATGGTGATTTTTCGATCCGAGGAAACGAAATCCGCCATCCAAATCGCAACCAAACACAAGGCCATTGAAATCCGTGAACTTTACCCATGGGCCAGGGGGAAAGCCAAATCCATAATAGGAACCGAATCTGAATGGATGAACTTCAGCGAATTTAAAATTAACTTTTACGAATACCTAAACGAGCAAAGATGAAAAAAATAATATTCCAACAAAACGACATTCTTACCATAATTACTGTGGGCAAAACCACCAACAAAAAAATAGCTGAAGCCAATGAAAAAATTGTGCAGACATCTCACTTCAGTAAGGAGCAATTTGAAATCGCAAAAGGCAAAACATCAATGCGGGAATTTTTTTCTCACGATGGTAAGGTTTGTATGGATTGTCCTTTCGCAGTCAGTAACGGAGCAAAATTGTCCGCTTGCTATACACATAAGATGATGCAGTATAGTGGATTCCTATCTTCGCTGAGATCGATCCGCATGGATTGGGATGAGATACCAACCTTATCACTCGCCATGGTCAGTAACATAATTGAAATGTGCCAACATCGGTTTGTCAGATTTGGTACATATGGTGAACCATCTCTCTTGCCAATTGAATTGGTCGACCAGATATGCAAGGTTGCAAAGAATTGGACGGGATACACCCACCAATGGAGCAAGAGACCCGAATTCTCTCCTTACTTCATGGCATCAACCCATACAGAAGATGAAGAGCGAATTGCAACCCTCATCGGTTATCGTTCTTTTGTGGCATCTCCAATTCCATTATCGCAATTCATTTCATGCCCCGCATCAGAAGAGATGGGTTTCAAATCAAATTGCAGTAAATGTGGTTTGTGTTCTGGGACATATGGAAAAGGCAAAAGGTCGGTGATAATTTTGGAACATTAAAAAATAATTTTAAATAAATTTGTATAATTCAATAAAAATAGTTATAATTGCATATCGAAACACAAACAACAAATAAACAATATGAAATTAATTAAATTAACAACCCACAATGAAATTACCATCTACATCAACCCCGATCAAATTGGTCATTGTTATCGTGTAGATGAAAAAATTGAAAATAGATATCAGAAAGAATCCGCTCATACAATTCTTGGAGTAACAACTCACAATAATGGAGGATTCAAAATCAAAGAAACGCCCGAACAAATCATCAAACTAATAGAAAAACTATGAAACAACTAAATGTATTAATTGCTTGTGAATTCAGTGGTACTGTCCGCAATGCCTTCACCAAATTAGGCCACAATGCATGGTCATGTGATTTGGAACCATCTGATTCTGATGGACAACATTTCCAAGGTGATGCCTTAGAAATAATCAAATGGGAAAAATCAGATGGCACATCGTTTTGGGATTTGCTCATTGCACATCCACCATGCACCTACCTAACACTGGCCGGAAACCGATGGTTCAAACCCGAATATGCTGACAGATTTCCAACCCGCATACAAGATAGACAAGATGGTGTTGATTTTTTCATGGAGTTGATGAATGCCAATATACCTCACATATGTGTAGAGAATCCCATTGGTGTTATGTCATCCCTATATCGGAAACCCGACCAAATTATTCAACCATGGCAGTTCGGAGACCCATTCCAAAAATCCACTTGTCTATGGCTGAAAGATCTACCAACTCTCACGCCTACAAATATTGTTGGCAAAGGTGAATTCTTTGAATGGGTAGATAAAAAGACGGGTCGTGTTAAACGCCAAGCACAATGGTATATGGATGCACTCAATGGTAAATCATCTTACGAGAGACAGAAAATTCGCAACAAAACATTTCAAGGTATTGCCGATGCAATAGCTGATCAGTATTCCAATTACATAACTAACAAATAAAAATAAAAAAATATGAGATATTCAATCAAACACCAACCCATGGTTAACGAGATGCAAATTGACATCACTATTGAAAATGTAGATTCGATGTACGAGGGGAAAGGTAATTGTTGCCGATGTGGATGCGGAGGTGAATACTACACCACTGAAAAAAATACCCGTAAAATTGAGAATGCATTAAAACGCATGACATCTGGTCAATACAAAGTTGAATCAATTGACAATAAGATTTTTGAAATTGTCATCGGAGAAAGTACAGATAGATTCGGCCAATTAAAAACTAAAGTGCAAACCATTTACCTTAAATAAAAACAAAAAAATATGAACAAGAAACAAGCAATCGCAATTATCAAAAGTAACAAATTCTTCTCAGCAGAATTTATCAAATCAGATGGCACAATCAGATACATCAGAGCCAGGGCCGGTGTTAAGAAAGGTCTCAAGACAAATGCCAAACCAAGGTCTTATGACCCAAGTGAATTGGGCTATGCCACAGTATGGGATTTACAAGAAAAGAATTACCGACTAATTAATTTACAAACACTCACAAAAGTTAACCAACAAAAAGTTAAATAAGAACCACGATGAACTTATATCAAATTAAAACGACCGCTTACGATGAGGAGGATATGCTCCTTGTATCTGATGCACCTGATGATGCAATCGAGAGAATCTTAGAACCTATGATTCATGCAGAAAGACATGAGGACAAATGGTTTGATCACGATGATTACCTCAGAGCCTTAGAAACTGCACTACCACAATTTACTTTCTTTTATTACACCGAACCCCATGTTATAGAACTATGAAAAACGAAACAAATTTTGAACTACCCACCTGTCTGAAATGGGATACCATGGACATTGACATGAGATTGATTGCTTTGGGCAAAGATGACTTAATTGTAAGCATGACAGAAAATCAGAAATCTTTACTCCTTAAGAATTTCTTTGAGATGTATGAAGATGACATCTGTGAGTTTATTAATCTACAATTGGAGAATTACCTTGAAAACAAATAATATGAAAAAAGCAACACTTATCAAACAACTCATCAAACAGTATCCCAAGATTTTAATCTTTGCCGATGGCAATGGTTGGACGGAAAACTCACCCAATTGTTTCAGCATCTCTGCTGAGGAACCCGTCATGGATTCCCGTGGATACGATATGTTTAACTATTGGACGCAAGATTATACCTATTACGATTTAGGAGTAAGCACCGAGTTAACTGCTTTCCTTGAAAAGAATGGTTGGTTTGCCCAATGGGTAAATCCTGGAGTCATTGGAATTTACGCAGATTAAAAAAACTCTCACTCTCATCAAAAAAAAGTCTGGCAAAATCATTATGAAAATATTAGAATTATTCGCAGGTAGCCGATCCATCGGCAAAGCATCAGAAGAATTAGGTCACACCGTTTTCTCATCGGATTGGCAATCTTTTGATGGCATAGATTACGCAATTGATATTAATCAGTTCGATGTAAATCAAGTACCATTCATCCCGGATGTTATATGGGCATCACCACCTTGTACTACATTCTCTGTAGCATCTATTGGTAAACATTGGGACATGAATCGGAGACCCAAAACAGAGGCAGCTCTGATGGGTTTGCAAATCCTTAAGAAAACAATTAGCATCATTGAACACTACCATCAAATGAATCCCAATCTAATTTGGTACATTGAGAATCCCCGTGGCATGATGCGTAAGGTTGACCTATGGAACCAAATACTCCACATCCGTAACACCGTTACCTATTGTCAATATGGCGATACACGGATGAAACCTACAGATATCTGGACCAACAATTACAATTGGCAACCCCGCCAAGCGTGTAAGAATGGAATGTCTTGCCATGTCTCAGCACCCCGTGGAAGCACAACCGGTACACAAGGCATCAAAGGAGATTACAATCGTTCTAAAATCCCACATGAGTTATGCATAGAGATAATCAAAGCAATCTAAAATACGACCTCATCAACAAAGGTTGTTTGTTGGTCAATCCATTCACCATGGAAACCAAGAGGCCCAGATTCCTAATTTGTATAGGCGACCAAGATGAAATTCCCATCGACATCTATACACCTGAGGAAATGATTGAGGTATGTCTGAAGCAAAAGGAGGAACTATATAAAAAATATTGTTTCCCATTGGAACACAGGTATTTCTTTTATGAGTTAACTGCATTTGATTCGTTCTATTATTTCTCATATGACATCTGCACAGATGATTTAGCAGAAGCAGAAGCATTCTGTGAGATATTGGATACGGATGAAATCTTTGATACCGAGGATAATGAAATTATTTACTTATGAAACAAATCAATATTCAAATAAAACAGAAAGAATATCTCCCCTTGGTGGATAGGTATGGGTCTCAGAAAGATTTAGTCAATGCCATCTCATTACGGCTGGAGCAAATTCTTACAGCAGAACGATACCTGATCCGCAAGAGAACACCCCAAGATGAAATGTATGCAACTCTCACGATTCCAATTGATGATTTCCTTTACCCCTTGGTCAATGAATTTTGTTTACATCGTAATATCAACCAAAAACAAATGTTCGATAAAATAATTAAAAAACTATGAAAAACGCAGTAGGATACATCCGGGTCAGCACGGATATGCAAGCTGACAAAGGTACATCTCTTGACAACCAATATGCTCGAATCCAAGAGTATGCAATGCAGAAAGGATTTATATTGGAAAATATTTATGAAGATGCCGGTTATAGTGGAAAAAATACCAATAGGCCTGGGTTCCAATCGATGTTTAGTCGACTAAGAAAGGGTGGAGTAAATGCAGTCATCGTATGGCACACTACCCGTTTCGCTCGTAATCTGAAAGATAACATCGTACACATGGCGGAATTGGAACAGAGAAAAGTGCAGTTCTACTCCATAGAGGAACCTATGATGTCTGGCTCCTCAGGTAAGGCTATGCGAAATCTGATGGCCGTTTTTGCCGAGTACCAATCTGATGTAACAGGAGACCATACACGATCCGTTAAAAATAATCTGAAGAAAACTCAAAAGGTATATTGTCCTAATCCTCCCCTTGGGTTTGTTAATCAAGATGGCAATTTGCTCCGAGACCCAAAGGCATATCAAATTGTCGATCAGATTAAAGTATACCACGCCCAAGGTTTATCCTATGGCACTATCGCAAGACAACTAAACCTCGCTGGTCATACCGGCAACAAAGGAGGTAAATTTTATCCATCAACAATACACAAAATAATTAAAAACGAAATCTATGATATTTTTTGAAACCAAAATTGACAAAGACATCCGTGAGCGTATCATTGTCGCTATCGAAGATGCAATTGAAGTACCCCGTGAATTGTGGGAGTACAAGAGAAGTAAGAGAAGCCAAGAGGTTTTGATCCGCCATATCTATATTTATTTCTTGAATAAGTATACTAAAAACAATATCGAAAACATCGCTAAGATTGTTGGGTTGAAGAATCATTGTACTATAATTCAAACACTACGCAATGTCAATATGTGGTTGGAGAATCCAGAGTATGAATACGAGAAACAATTAATTGAAATGGTACAAAAAGAATATACATATGAAACTATTGCTCACTAAACAAGACAGATTAAAAGCTAGAGGTATCTTGGATTCGCTCGAACTGATTACCGGTGTTGTAATGGATGACATCATCACATCTAACAGCAGAAAAAGAGAGGTTGTCATGCTTCGACATCTATCGATTTACCTGATCCATAAGAACACCCATTGGTCATACCAAACGTTAGCAGAATACATCGGCCTAACCAATCATACAAGTGTGATGCACGCCCTTAAGAAAATTAACCAATGGATTGAATTACCCCACTACTATAAAAATGAGTTTAACCTACTAACACAAATTGAAACAGCATATGGAGAAAAATGTAAAGATTCTATTTGAGCATCTGCTTGAACAGATACACGGCCCAGCATGGCAAGTTAGAGAACCAGAGATGGCTCTCTTGCTGAAACGAACTGCTCTATTTGAACCGCCTACTATTGAAGAGGTTGAGACATACCTTAAGGGCATGAACATCCGAGACCCAAAAGGTAACGCTCAGAAGTGGTATAACTTCTACGAGTCTAAGGGTTGGATGATTGGTAAGAACAAGATGAAGAATTGGAAGTCAGCAGTTAACACATGGAATTTTGAAAAAAATAATTTAATATTGTAAAACTTTGAAGAAAAAGTTATATTTTGCACTGTTTTTAATATACATCAGCATAACATTAGGAATTACTATAGCAAACTATAAAGAAATAGATTATGAAATACGAAATTGGAAAAGACCTTGAAGTCAAAGTGGTTAATGAGAAATGGAAGTACGCCACTCTCATAGTTATATTTGCCACCTTAGTTACTTCCATCTTCTTTTTATCTCAGCAGAAAGAAGATATCAGAATTATTTACAGGCATTGGGTCACAGCACCACCAGAAGGTGATTTGCCCATCAAAGAAGAGGCATGGGTTACCTATTTAGTAGAGCAAGGTTGTGTACTACCTAACATCTGCATAGCCCAGGCCAAGGTCGAGAGTGGTTTCTGTCGGAGCCACGTAGCCCGTAAGGCCCGCAACCCATTCGGTATTACTTATCATAAGTGTAAGTATGTAGACGGTAAGCATGGCGTGTACGCTAAATATAAAACATGGAAGGATGCCATCAATTGTTACATCCACATTCAAGACAATTACCTTAAAAATATAAACGGAAAATATGCAACAGATCCAAACTATGTTCAAGCCATTAAAAATGTTAAGTAAACTATTCGCCTCAAAGGAATTGCCAGAAGCACAGCCTTACGTTTTTGAATATGATCGCCCAATACCAAACTTTAATGAGTACACAGAAAACTTAATCAAACATAAATTCAGCTATGAGCCCCAACGACATTCAAACCCTAATGACCTTACTGCAACGCCTACAAAGAGAGGTGGACGAGTTAAAGGTAGAAGTTAAACGCCTTAAAAAAGAACTAGAAAAGTATGAAAGCAATTCTTGAATTCAATCTTCCAGAAGATCAATTAGAATTTGACCTGATGAGTAAAGCATCTAAGTGGTACAATCTAGCATGGGAATTAGACCAACACTTACGGGCTCAGACCAAGTACGCCCCCGATACTATGCCTGATGAGTACTATAAAGGGCTCAAGGATACACGAAATAAGTTGTATGAGATACTTCAAGAAGAAGGTTTATCGTTTGACCAATGACAAAAAAAGCAGTTGTAGTCCGGGCCTGGGTCAATATGGTTCCCAAGTGGCGAGTATACTTCGACTTGGAATTGATCGCCACCTACGAACAAGAGCAATGGGCTCAAGACTTTGCAAATTATTTGAATGAGAACTATTAAAAAAGAAAAACTATGACAAACAATAAACAACAAACTTACACTATTGAACAAATAGCCAAGCAAAACAACATTGCTTTGTATTTGAACGCCAAAGGTGAAGATAACACTGGGTTTTCATCTCGTGGAAATAGTC